TGGTCGTGCAAATGTCACACCATTTACAACATTGTTTGCAGATTATGTATCAGATGCATTACAGGGAGTAAGTATCTCAGTAGCAAATGGTTGTGGTACAGTTGCAACTAATACTGCAACTACAGTTATCAATAAGGTAGAAAGTGTCTTATATGACCTCTATCAGAACTTTGGAGTATCCTCAGAAGAATTGTATTCAGATTTCATTGCAAGTGAGAATACAACTTTACAGGCAACAGGAGAAAGGATTGTAGATTTTTTAGGAACAATCAACACTGTTGCAACATTACTGGAAGATGAATACAACCTTAACATTTTATCAACTTTAGATACAGGTTTGATATCCACTATTCTTAATGGAACAGAATTCTCTACTATTACATTCAATCTAATGAATGAAACTGAAGGAGAACAGGTCGATGATAACTTTAGATATCAGAGACGACATGCATTTTATAATCTTGTTGCAAACCATCAAGGTCAAATATTAGATAATGACGGTAACCCAATTGTATTGACTACAGCTGGATTATCAGAAGTTGCAGATACATCGATATCAGAGAACTATGAGTCAATCACTAATGTATTCGGACTTCCTGTAATTATTGCAATAGAAATAACAAATGGTGTATCCGATAGTTATATAAGATTTTTATCAGATAGTGGTCATCTATCTTATACTGTAAGAGGAGACATGAGATGGGTTCAAGAGGTTGTGACACCAAATGTTTCAGATTTTGAGTTAAGAATTAACAATACAAATAATACTAATTTTAGTTATGATTTACTGGGTATGATGTCTTACAGAGATGTCTACACAATACAGGATATCTATACGGAAATTAATGCTTTATCAAAGACAATGTCAAACTATGTATCACTAACATATCTGTTATCTGATGGTGATATGATACAATATTATGAGAATGAACATGCATACACTAACGGCCCCACTAAAACAGAACAATGTGATGTGTTCGTAGGGAATTCGTCAACATCTTACTTTGGTAATGAGGCTTATAATATATGTTCTAGTAATATGCAATAAATAGATATGTAATCATGAAAAAGAATTTAAAGTCAACACAGGTAATCGATGCATTAACTCAAAAGATTGAGTTGAAGAAAGACCTTCGTGTTGCAAAAAAAGAACAGGATGCAGTTGAGATAAAACAAATCAATAAGAAAATTGATAAAATTGAGAAGAAACTGCACTCCATACCATTGCAAAAATACTAAATAATCATATACATTTAGGAGACTCCACATGGCATGGGCAGACGAAATAGCAGAACACAACGCAATATTAGCATCAAATCAAAAAAATCTAGATTGGTTACAAGGTAATACAGCTACCTTTCATACTGGAAGTTCAGAAGAACCAATTGAAAGAACAGCCGCAGGTGCAGTAGGTTATATGACAGCATGGAGAACTGATAACCCATCAGTTACCGAAGGGGATTTGTTCCATAAATGGAATTACTGGGTTAATGATGTAACAATTGAGGGTGATGATGCACCTTCTAAAACTGTAGCAGAAGCCATAACTGCAATTCAAGAAGGTATGGCACTAATCACTGCAGATAGAGATACTCTTCAAGCACACATAGACAATGGTGATGTCGACGCAGGTGCATAACACACCTTTTCAAATCTTATAAATAGTAGACAGGATACACATTTTAGTGTATAATCTACTATATGGCCGTTAAAAATCTACATTTAGAACACTTAGAAGACGAAATCATCAACAATGGTATCAATGGTGGTCGTGCAGCTATAAACTTCTTACAGGGTCTTAGAGACATGATGAAGGGTACTTCTAAGAAAGCAGTTAACATGACTGTAAAGTGGGACGGAGCTCCTGCTATATTTTGTGGAAAACACCCCGAAACTAGTCAATTCTTCGTAGCAAAGAAGTCTTTATTCAATAAAGAACCCAAGTTTTACACATCAGAACAACAAATCAAAGATGCACCCGAACTAAGTGGTGACTTAGAGTCAAAGTTCTTAGACTCATTCAAATACTTGTCTGCACTATCATTTTCTGATATCTTACAGGGTGACTTAATGTTCACCGATGACAAGTCCACTAAGACCATAGATGGTAAACAATACATTACATTCCAACCTAATACTATTCTCTATGCAGTAGACGAAGATTCAACACTTGGTAAAGAGATTTCCAGTGCAAAACTAGGTATAGTGTTTCACACTACTTACACTGGTGACTCTATAGAAAACCTCAGTGCATCATTCGGTGCAAACACATCTAAGTTAGGACACAGTAAAGATGTGTGGATTGACGATGCATCATATAAAGATGTCAGTGGTAAGGGGTCGATGACTGCAACAGAAACACTTAAGTTAACACAAACACTTACTATGACTGGTAAACAGTTTCACCAAATCAAACGACCTATGTTAGAAAAGTTTATGAAAGTGCAAGACACTATAAACGCAAAGGGAGCTGCTGGTGCATCCTTTAAAACATATTGTAATTCACTGATTAGACAAGGTAAGTTTACACCAACTTACGCAGGTTATATGAAACACTTTGAGAACTACTGGAGAGATAAGGTAGTTGGTAAAGTTAAGATGGAAAAGACTAAACAAATTAAAAAAGAAATAGGTGAACAATTATACAATGAATTGAGAAGTATGAAGAAGTTCATCGAAGCACTCACTAGTTTCATGTTACACTTAGTGGTTGCAAAACAACTTATCATCGTTGCATTGAATAGAGTAAAATCAATCGGAACCTTTGTAAAGACTGCAACAGGATTTTCAGCGGTAAACCCTGAAGGTTACGTTGCAATCGACAACGATGGGAAAGCAGTGAAGTTAGTAGACCGTATGGAATTCTCACTAAATAACTTTACAGTTGCAAAGAATTGGGATAAGTAATGAAAACATTTAACGGATTTATAACAGAAGCAAAGAAACCTAAAGGTGCAGTATTTACCTTTGGTCGTTTCAATCCACCTACAACAGGTCATGCAAAGTTAGTTAAGAAACTAAAATCAGTTGCAACGGGTGGTTACAATGTTCTTTTGTTCACCTCACATTCAAACGATAGGGTCAAGAATCCACTAACACATAGACAAAAGGTATCATACCTCACTAAATTCTTCGGTAAGATAGTTGTAGACACACCTATACGAACAGTATTTGATATTGCAGTTGAATTACAAAGACAAAAGTACACACATGTAAGAATGGTTGTGGGTTCAGATAGAGTAAGGGAATTCGATACACTACTAAACAAATACAACGGAGTCAAAGCTAGACATGGTTTTTATAAGTTCGAACAGATAGAGATTGTATCTGCTGGAGAAAGAGATGCAGATGCAGATGACGTAAGTGGAATGAGTGCAAGTAAACTCAGAGGATATGCAGAAGCAGGTGACTTTGATAACTTTAAACTTGGAGTACCCACTAAATCTGCTGGACTACTAAAAAATCTTTACAATGACATTCGTAAAGGAATGGGTATTGTAGAGTCAAAACTACCATCTTACATGATTGAAGATTTAATCACCGAAGGTGTCTATGACCCAGGCGTATTCAAAGCAGTGTTCCTAATGGGTGGGCCTGGAAGTGGTAAATCAGAAGTGGTCACTGGTCTTGCTCTAAAAGCATTAGGACTTAAGTTAATCAATACAGACCAAGCATTTGAGAAAGGCCTTAAGAAAGCAGGATTATCATTAGACCTATCTAAGAACGACCCTAAAGACTATGACCCTATTCGTGCAAAAGCAAAGGCGACCACTAAAATAGGTATGGACATGTATATGAATGGGAGACTGGGACTTATCTTTGACACTACTAGTGCAAACCCCATTAAGATTAAATCATATAAGCAACATTTAGATGCACTTGGATATGAATCTAAAATGGTCTATGTTCAGACATCACTAAAAAATGCACAAAAACGAAATCAAGCGAGACCTCGTAAAGTTCCACCCGAAATTGTTACTCAAGATTGGAACAAAGCAAATGCAAATACACTCAAATTGCAAAAGTGGTTTGGTAAAGACTTCATTAAGATAGAAAATGATGATACACTTGATGCACTTAAGAAGAAGACAACTAAACTATATTCACAACTTATGACGTGGACTTCCAAGTTTCCAAAGAATAACCGAGCTAACACTTGGAAAGATAACGAACTTGCTAAGAAAAAGACTAAATAGTATTATGTTAACTAAAACCTTCAGAGAAATGTTCGACGAGTTGTCCGAAAGGGATTACAAGAAAGAATATGAGAACTACCATTCTCAACCCGAACAGAAACTTAGAAGAGCTGCACGTAATGGTGCAAGAAAACTGTTAAAGGATAGAGCAGGTATAAAGGGAAAAGATGTACATCATAAAGATAACAATCCTATGAACAACGATAAAAGTAACCTTGCAATTGTATCAATAAAATACAATAGAAGTGAACCAAGGAAGAGGAACAAGTAATGCCCGAAGATTTTAAACCAAGTAAACATGAATGGGGAACCGATGAAGGTCGTAAGTGGGCAGAAGATATGACACCAGGCCAGAAGGTAGACCAAATCATTAAAGAAGCACAGAATGGTCAATCAGATTACACTGCAAAGACCTTCAGTAAAATCATTGGTAATCCACTACAAGGATACCCACACAACGAAGAGTTTACTGTAGAAGGTTCTGAAGTCGAAGAGTCACGGTATACAGATGAAAGAGACAAACGACAGAAAGCTACTCTTAAGAAACATGATAAGAGAATGATTAAGGTTGCAAGAGATTCTATCAAGAAGTACGATGCAAAGAATAAAAATAAGAATGAAACTGTAGCTATCGAAGCAAACACTATGGGTAATGTTAAGAAAGCATTATCAAAGGTTAAAGGATTAACTTCAGACCAACTAAAGACCCTTATGACAATACCTCAACCACAACTTATGGTAATTGCACAACAGTTAAGTGGTTTGGTTATGGGTGAAGAGATACACGAATCTCAGATTGAACAACACCTACCTAAGTTAGATGAAGTCATGTCAATGCAGACACGTTTGAAGATGAAGAAAGCATTCAGAAAGAATAAACATAAGATTGCAATTGGAAGAAAAAGAGCTGCAAAGAAGGTTAATCTAAACCCTGAAAAGATACAAAAACGTGCAAACAAAGCTGCAAGAAGTGCTTTAGAAAAGAAGTTCTTAAAGGGAACAAACAAGAATGATTTAGGTCATGCTGGTAAAGCTGCACTTGAGAAGAAGATTAACTCCAAAGCATCTGTAATCAAAAGGATTGCAATCAAAATGAAAAAGATTATTCGTAAGAAAGAAGCAACAAAACTTAAAGATACCAAAAAGATTTGGGATAAAGCAAGTAAAGACTTGAAAGGTAAAAAATGAAAACATTCTACCAACAAGCAATAACTGAAACATTAGAAACCCTACAAAAGGAAGGTATCAATCTAACTGATAACCCATTCAGATTGGGTTCATCTATGTATTTTGAATGCATAAGAGAAGCACGGAAGTTAGTTGCAGAACAAAAATATAGATTAACTGAAATAGATTTCCAAATCCTTGAAACGGATTTAGGTGAATACGATGTTCATGAAGGTAACTATGTACCACTCGATTGTCCTATGATGGAAGAAGAAGAGAAAGAGAAGGAAGAGATAGGTAAACCTAAAAGAGGTGGTGCAAAGAAATTTTACGTATATGTTAAGGATGGAGACAAAACCAAAAAGGTCTCATTCGGTGCAAAAGATGGGGGTGGTAATTTATCGGTTAAGTTAGATGACCCCGAAGCAAGAAAGAATTTCGCTGCAAGACACAATTGTGACACAGCAAACGACAAGACCAAACCAAGTTATTGGTCATGTAGACTACCAAGATATGCAAAACAACTCGGATTATCGGGTGGTGGAAGCTTTTTTTGGTAGACTAAATATTAGTGTTAGGAGTACATTATGAAAGAATTATATCACACTTATGCAAAAGACGACAGATATGCAGAAGTATACAAGAGTTCAAAAGGATTTGAAATAGATTTATATGAATTTGAAACCATAGTAGAAACTAGAAAGGTACATGATAAATCAGAAGGTTTTGCAGAAGATGTTGCAGATAACTGGGTTCAAGGTATATTTGATGTGAAAAAGGAAGGCAGTTTTTATGGATATAGAGAAAAATCCGATAATTACTATCCAGGCGATGACTAAACCATACGAAGAGATTATAGAACAACACGGAACGGGGACAAAGTTTGTCATACGGACTTTTCTTGATTCGGTTGAAGAAGATGAATTAGTATGGCATAGAGACCATGAGTCACGTCATGTACATGTATTAGAAGGAAAAGAATGGAAGTTACAACACGATGATGCACTTCCAATTGAATTAAACACTGGAGAAGACCATTATATACCCAAAATGACCTACCATAGACTGTTAAAAGGTAAAGGTAAGTTAGTGGTTAGGTTTAAAATTACATAAATAATATCATGAGTTACAAATCCGAAAATTGGCAAGAAAAACTAGCAGAAGTTAGAAACAATATTGTTTCTAAACAAGGTTCTGTGGAGAAAACTGCTGATGAAATTCTTAATGAAGAAGTAGAAACTGCATTAGCATCATATTTTGCCGAAGAGGTAGTTGTTGAAGAAGCACCTGCTGTTGATGAAGGTAAACTGGTAACAGGTGTCGTAGACATCATTAAGTTGATTACCAAGAAAGTTGCAACTAGTCTAGAGAAAGAATATAGTAAGAGTCCTGAAAAGGGTCTTAGTATGATTAACACTATAGGTGCAATGGTTGGACATAAAGTTACAGACGACAAACAACAAAAGGGTAAATTATTCCTTAAGTTTGGTGAAGAAGTTGTAGCAGAGAGTGTTATAGAAGAAGTACAATTGGATGAAGTTACAGACAAGGAAGTCACTGCATTAAAGAAATTGTCTAAGGACATGCAGTCAGTTCTGAAAGGTTATCAGTCTATCGTAAAGATGGGTGACAAAGAACTTAAGGACAGTAAGTATAATAAAGATTACGAAGCAGTTCTTAAAGCAAGAGATGTTATATTCACATTGATTGGTAAAGTAAACACTCAAAAGATTTTGAACAAGGAAGAAGTAGCAGAAGAGAATTTATCTCTTATTAAGACTATTGAAAAACTTACAGAAAAAAATATGTTAGGAAGATTGGCAAAGTCCATGGAACTTGACGAAGTTAAAAAAGAAAAACTATTCGATTATTTCGACAAAGGGGAATTAGAACAATGAGTAACACATTCAAAGGTATGGGATTAGGTCTTTCAGATTCACTAGTCGAAGCATCAAGAAAAATTGCAGAATCAACTGCAGAATACAAAGCATTCTTTGATGGTGCATTAAAGAAGTTTGGAGTAACATCTCCTCAAGAACTAGAGTCAGGTAAGAAAAAAGAATTCTATGACTACATCGATGCAAACTGGAACTCAGATGATGAAGCCGGCAAAGATGGTAAAAAAGATAAACCTAAAACAGACACAGACGAAGGTCTAAACGCATCTTATGGTAAAGATAAAAAGGATTTAAAAGCATCTGCATGTAAGTCAGAAGAACATGAAGACGACGAAGATGAAGACGAAGACGAAGATGAAGTCAAAGAAGACGCAGTTGACCGTGCAAAAGATGTTGAAGCATTAAAGAAAAAACATGCTGACGAGAAAAAAAGAGAAACGGACGAAATTGAAAGAACTAAGGATAAACAAGAGTCAGTAGAATTAGATGCAAATTTATTAGAACGAGTATTAAACGAGTTAGGGTAATTTCATGAATTTATTTCAAGAAGCAAAAACAATTTTAAGTAAGGATGGTAAGGTAAATCCTTTAGGGCCTTATGGGAAAATGAAATTGATGGGTAAAGAAGTATCCACATACTTCCGTAGAAACCCAGTCAAAGATGCTGAAATTAAGAAAGCAGTAGAAGTTGCACTTGACATGAGTGGTGCAATGACTCAGGCTGCACAAGAAATTAAAAGATTCTATGGGGATAAAATCCTCAAGTCCAAAGAAGTGCAACAAGCACTTAGATATTCAAACGAGTCTACTACACTAGACGGTGAGTCTCTTGATGAAGATTACCAAAAAGTAATCAAGATGTTTCCAAGAGATAAAGATTGGAAAAAACTCATCACAAAACACAAAAAAGCAATTAACGATTTCAGAAAAAACAACAAGGATTTACCTCCTAAAGTAGAAGACGAATTAGTTGGTTGGGCATCACAAACTGGTGAAGTTTCACATAAAGATGATGCAGAAGATTTCATAATGTCAATCCTTGATGAGAAGTTCAAATCTTACACGATTAAAGGTTCTGAAAGAATAACAGATTTCGAAATCCAGTTCAGAGGTGATGAAAAACAATCCGAGAAAGACTGGAATCAAGCAAAGAAAATCGTATCTGCATACAGTAAGACACATAAGTTAAACATCAAAGATGCAAACGGAGCTCCACTATACAGTGACCCAAGAGAAGGTTCAAGTGCATTCAAAGTAGGTGTCTTTGCAAAAAATAACACTAACGATAAGAATCATGATTTAAGACCTTTGGTTGACCAACTTGCAAAACTTAAAACTGCAGAAGACCATGGTGGTGGTTATGCAAAACCAATCAAAGAAGAAACTATATCAGAAGCAAAGAACTTAATGCCTGAAGTCCAAAAGATTGTTGACACTAAAGGTGCAGCTAAAGTTGGTGGTGTTATGTTAGATATGTTCACTGCAAGTGTTCTAACTCAAGCATAT